CGAGCCATAAACGTGCAGACCCTTGAGGCCATCAGCGAAACGCTTTTCGAGGCGGTATGCCTCGGTCTTGAGAATCTGCTGTGCGAACGAGGTCGCAATGGACGAACCTGCATAAGCGAGCTGTCCACCACCAGCGAGAGTCACAGTGACCGCAGCCGAAGCAGACGAGTTGACATCAACCGTTGCAACCGAACCGGTAGCGTTCACCGAAACGATCTTCGCCGCAGCACCAACACCAGTACCCGTAACCGAAAGGCCGACGTCTCCCTGGTTGAACTGACCAGCAACACCAGTCAGTGTCTTAGCACCAGTCGCGGTCGTCACCGAAGTGATTGCGCGGTTTGCCTGTGCAGCGTTGTTCGACTTGAAAATCTGGAAACCAGAAGCCGTACCAACGAAACCGGTGTGGAGTGCAGAGTTGCCGGACTCGTTAGCCTTGATGAAGCGGCTGTCGAGCTGAAGGCGACCATACGCAGCAGGTGCAAGCACAAGCCAGCGCTGTTCCTCGGGAACGTTTGCCTCATCCAGTGAAACCGACGCAGGAACAATGAGCCCGTCATACACGTTCGATGCGGTCGTGCCATCGATCAGACCAAGCGTGTTACCCGCACTGAGCGCAATCTTCGACGCAAGGTGACGGTCAGCAACATCACGGAGACCATACGCGGCACTCTGTGTTGCATCCTTCATAACCTTGCCACCGTCGCGAACCTGCGCGTCGTCAACATCGTCAATCTGGAAGTTGAACGCCTTCTGCTGGTCAATGATGAGCAGCTGCTCAGTGTCGGTCAGCGTTTCAGGTGCGGCCAGATCAGTGTTCGTGGCGTAATCCGAAATGGTCGGGTCACCGAACGACGTGATGTGAACGGTGTCACCGAACGCACTGATGTCGCCCTCGTAGTCGCGGTTGACAATTCCATTGGAACCGAAGACAAGCGCCTTGTCGAGTGACGTTAGGAGGTTTGCGTTCCAAACCTCGGGAATGAACTTCGTGATAGCCATTAGTGGCCTTTCTTGTTAGTAGTTAGCGCCCCGACAACTGATCTAGTTGCCCAGCGTTTTGAGCTTTCACAATCTCCGCAGGGGACATCCGTGCGAGATCGGCTTGCGTGAGCTGGGCAGGTTTTGAGTCCTTACCCTTCGCGCCCTGATCGGCTCCACCGTCGAAACGGTTCTGCTTCGCAACCCCGAGATGGGGCTTACGGGCAATCAGGTCTGCGATTGCTTCTGCAAGCGCGTCAGAATCAACATCACCGTCATCGCTCACATCGAACGTGGACAGATCCAGATACAGTGCGGCATCTGTGGGGTCGGCCATCTTGCCGGTTGCAGCGGCTTTGAGCTCGGAACGCAGAATGCGGTCGTTTGCTTTTCCGTTTGCTTCAGCTCGCGCTTCAGCCCTTGCGGCTTCTAGTGCTTGCTCTTCGGCGGGCTTATCCTTTAGTGCTGCTTCGCTCTTGAACTTTTCGAGCTCAGCTTTCAGCGCACGACTTTCTTCGCGTGCTGCTTTCCGCTCAGCCTTCATTGCGTCAAGAGCTTTTTGGCCGGCTTCACCTAGTGGCTTTTCGTCCTCAACGGTCTCTTCCGGCTCGACTGGTTCTGGTGTTACTTCTTCCGAATCCGTTGCGGGCTCGGCGGTGATTGGATCTGGCATTAGGAATTGCTCCAAAATGGTTGTGCAACATTGCGTTGCTGGATCCCCACCAAAAGAATGGGGAAGATTAGAAAGTGTGTTCGATGACACACTGAAGGCACCCCCTCAGCGGCCACAGGTGGCGATCTGAGCGAGTTGGGTACCGTTCTGGCATTAGTTGATTAATCGGAAAAGCGGGGGTCACATAGGGCGATTTCCGAACGTGTGTTCTACGGGACAAGACCCAACTTGCGGGCCAACTCATTCACCGACGCAGGCTGATTCACCAAATCATTCAGTTGACGAGCCATAATCTGGTCAGCCAACTCACGATCAGCAGAAGTCAACGGTTGACGCTTCAACCACGGATTACGACCAGAACGAACCGTCTGCATCATCAAATCCGCATCATAAAGACGACGCTCAGCAGCAGTCATCGTGTACCGATTCAACGGATCACGAACACCCGAAAGACGAGCCTGCTCAACAGCCGCCGAAGCACCCTTCCGAGTACCACCACGACCAAGAGCACCAAAGCCCTCACGCATACCAATCAGGTTTCCGCCACCAACTTGAGCACCAGTGATGTAACCCTCATCACGCATCCACGCAATCGCGCGTGTACGTGTACCCGCCTGCGAATAGATGTCGTCAATGGTGAACTTCGATGGTGTGCCATAACGTGCATTTGACTTCGCCGTGCCCAAACCACGAGTACGAATATTCGTCACACGGTAAATGTCGCCACCATCACGAACAGCGCGAGCATCGTTGAAACCCCACACCTTGTTCTGTTCCTCTTTCGACAGAGAATTGAAATATTCGTAAGGGTCAGTCGTCAAGTCCCCTGACATGGATTCCGCAGCAGGGATATGGCGGCAATCACATCGGGGGTGACGCTGAAAACCTGCATTCCACCGAAACCATTTTCCCGCCAGGGCAATGCAGTCTTTGCATGATGGGGTGTTGAGCATTCGCACATAACCAGACACAGACGGACGCGCAGACATCCCAGCCGCCACACTGTTACGCCCAGCGTCAGCAATCTCCGACAGCGCAACCATCGACAGGTACGAACCGCCAGCCTTCAACGCATTCGCAACCGTGTCACCCTCCTTAATGCGGTGCTTAGTCCGCAACACAGAGTTATACGTGACTTCCTCAAGTGCTAACCCATTCGCCGCACGACCAGCAAAAGCAGCCGGCACCACATCACCAACCGGCAAATCTGTTTGCCGAGTCTCAGCCAACACACGCGGCACATAACGGGCACCCTCAGTAGCCGCCGCAAGCTGAGCCGCAGACAACACACCAACAATCGGTGCCTGCAACCCCGCCCACGACGCATCGAAATCTGTCCCCATGCGCGACCACAACGACTGGATAGCTTTAGACGCTGCAACCGCTACACGCTGCTCAGTCTTATAGTGTGCTTCCGCTGCTTTCGGGATCATCTGTTACCTCCGCGAATGCGCGCCCAGCCTGAACGATCGGATCTAGCTCTTGTTCCTTCTTGCGCAACGCCATGATGCGAGGAATGTCGAGTGCAGGAATGCCATCGAGCTCCATGAGGTACTCGAGCGGATAACCCAGCGCCATCTTCTTCACGAGCATGTCCGCCAGTTGAGCCTCAGAACGAATCTCAGGATTCATCCACGTAGGAGTACCGAACCGGATCATCTCGGCAAGATCCTTATCGCCAGCAGCCAACGCAAGCAAATAGTTGATATCACGCATCGATGGGTCTGCAAGAGTCTCAAAGCTGAGAACCTTCTTGTTCAAACCAATCTCAGAAGCCTTCAGTCCCTCACCGTTCACGTTCGACATACCCACCATCGAAATGAGGTACGTCGGCGGTGTGCGCGTCTGTGACGAGATATGCCCAACAGCAGTACCAATGACGTCAGTGAACACGTCCAGCTTTGCGGCTTCCCACGAGTCAATGCTCGGCTTCTCCCCATTGACGTAGAAAAGCCTCCGTTCGGAGAGTTCCTTCATATCAACAGGCTTCGTGCCGGTCTGCTTGCCGTCCTTATCCAGAACAGGAAGCATCGGAGGCGTGCCACCCAAAACAACACGGGCAGGCATCGAGGCATAATCTGCCGCCAACATCAGATACGCCCACATCAGGTTCACGAAGTCCTGCATCGGAATAACGCCGGCAAGCTCCGAGAGAGGGTCGCCCTTCAGTGAAGGCCTGTTAGGAACCTCAACCACAGGAACGACGCCCATCGGGTTGTGTAGCGGCCACACCTCATCGGAAACCTCCCGAGCGATCCAGCCGCCGTCTGATGCGTAGCTAGTGCGTCCCTGCTCTGCCTGCGAATCACGTTCATTCGCAGTAGACATGCGGGGGCGTTCGTACTTCCACAAAGCCTCAGATGTGTAGAGGGTTGCGTATTCTGTTTCGTTATCAACCCACGTCTTCAGAGCAGCCTTACGAATGCGGGGGTTCTCGAAGTCGTACTCGATCTCCACATTCGACGGATGCTCCCACGTCAGCAACGGCTCATCAGAGTTCTTGTGATCACCCCATACGATCGCAAACGACCGCTTAGCCGTAAGAGTCGTCTGGAAACCCTGAGCCGACTGCGCTTCACCATCATTACGGAGCCAATGCTTGTGCAACTCAGATGACGCCTTCGCAGAATCCGGGCCAAGGTTCATCCCGGTGTACTTGATACGCTCAGCCTCAGCATCCACCACAGGCGCCGCCCAGTTATCCGAAAACCCCGCATAACGTTCAGAGTTCGCCTTACGCCACTCGGCAGTAGCAAACGACAACGGCTGTTCACCGTTGTAGTACGCCTCAAACTTCTCAATCTCCGGACGGCGGGCATTCAAACGGGTATAGATCCGCTGTACTAACCGCAACGCTTCAGCGTTATCCATATCCAGCCTCCAACATCAGGGCACAAAAAAAGAGCCCCCAATCTGGAAGCCCTACATATAAATCAACATCTCAGACGGAGCAGCAAAGTCACCATCACGCAAAGCATCCATCGTCGCCTCATGCGCAAGGTCAGACGACATCGCCTGGTCAATCTTTTGATGATCAGCACCATGCGGCTTACCGATGACATACCGGCCACCAGTCTTGGCAACCATCACCGCGTTAGCAACGTGGTTACGGGTGTCAACGTCGGCATCGTGAGAGAACGAGCTGTCAGGATTACGAATAGCGGAACGGAACTGTTCGAGCGAGGCGTGCATCGGCGTAATGCGAGCACACGACCACGGAATGAACACCTTAGGGCCATACTTAGCCGCCCACTCAGCAAGCTCAGTACGCCACGAATCATCATCCAGAACAGACTCATCAACCGCACCCATAGCCGACCCAGCAGGGTCAATATAGGCACGAACGATACGGAACTCTGTACTCAGGTAATCAACCGCGGAACGAACCTCACCACGCGGAATAAACCCACCAAAGTTCGCAGGATTCCACACAGTAGGACGCAAATCTCCACCAACGTCATAACGGGGCGTGAACTGGTACTTATCCTCAGTCTCAAGGCGAATACCCGTCCAGTCATTGTTGTTCGACAAGTCCATGCCGAGAGCAACAGCAGTACGCGGCTGAACAATGAACGTGCCGGTGTTCCCAGCCTCATCCTTCCGCGCCTTGCCATCCCAATCCTCAACGTCAACCCACTTGCCCGAACCGGACACAAGACGATTGCCAAAGAAGCGTTCAGCCTGTGCAGGATCGCGCTTCATTAGGCTCTTAGCAAGAGCCTCGATCGAATCGAGGTTCACCCACCAAGAACCCTCATAGGCGTACTCGTGAATGCGACGACGCTCAGCAGCATTCTCATACCGCAACAGCTTGCCGTCATCACCGCGCAGAGTATTCGGGTCACGATAGAAAACGAACACATCATCTTCGTGAGCCTCATAAATCTGTTGCGCATACGAGTTCTCAGTAGGGTTCCAAACATTGGTAGTCAAATGAGTACGACCACCCATGCCTGCCGCACCCCGCGCCTGAGTGTCAGCAGTATCAACCATCTTGTTCTGTTTCGTATACAGCCCCGCCTCATCCTGCTCAGCATCCGAAATCGGGTTACCAAGACGAGAACGAGCAGAAGCCGTCACAACATCAATACGGTCAAAATCATCCTGCTCAGACAAACCCAAAATGCGGATGAAGCCCTCACGAACCGCCATCATGCGCTTCAGCGGACCAAGACGAATCATTGCCGTCAATGGGCGATAGATATTCGCGGCCTGGTCTTCAGAGTTGGCGGTGATCTGAATTAGCGGTGACGGGTGACGCATCCCCATAGGCTCGCCCGCCTGATAAACATATCCGTCATCAGGGTCATCGCCCCAACCGCACTCGCAGCCATAATCAGCACACAAGTACACCTCGCCGCCCACAGCCCAACCAGCAAACACCGACGGGCCGCACGCCTCAAACGCAACCTGCGAAGCAGAAAACGGACCCTTACCCGTCTTCTGCGGCGCAACCACCAAAGTCATCCGATAGAAGAACGCCTGATTCAGAACAGGCGGTTCATCCGGGCCAACACGCTCAGGAGGAACAAACACCGCATCCTTACGCACACGATACCTATTCGCATGGCACCAAAACTGCCAATCAGCCATCTCAAACGGCTTACCACGCGTAAAACCATCAGGAACACGGCAATGACGCTTAATCCACGCATCACCAAGATCACCCAACGTAGGAAAATCAATAGCAAACTCACTCATTAGAGACAGCTCGCAATCGACGCTTCGGAGCCTCCTTAGGCTCTACAGAATTCTTCTCACGCTTCTCGCCAACATCATCAGCAGCAATCGCCCAACCATTCTCGATCAGACCAGCCGGCGTAAGACCGAGATCGGCGCGAGCCTGCCGAATATGCGTAAACACTCCAACAGGCGTGCTGGGATCTTCCGACAACACCATCAGCCGTGCAAGATCAGCAACATGCGACCAACGCCACGACTGAACATTCCAAGCAGCAGCCTGCGGAGTACGCCACAAGTCAGACCAAACCTCAATATGACGTTCCGAAACATTAGGAGAAGGGAACTCAGGAATATCACCATCGAACCCACCAGAAGGCAACGCCGAAAACGACACATTGCGGCGCTCAGAGCGACCCGAGTTCGGATCAACAGCCGGCCCAGA